TTTAACTGGAAATAATATTAGAATTATATTAATTTCTATTATAAATATAAGATTGCTATGATTAATACAGAAAAAGAAGAATTACAAGTACAAGAACTAGAAAAATCACAATCACAAGAAGAAACACAAGCACAAGAACTAGCACAAATACAAGAAGAAGAATCACAAGAAGAAGAACCACAAGAAGAAGAATCACAAGAAGAAGAAGAATCACAAGAAGAAGAAGAGAAAGAAAAACCACCATTAACAAATAATATTAATCTTCAATTAGGAGATATTATTCAATTTGATGCCCCTACTGATACTTCATTACATGACAAAATATATTTTATTAAATTTATTAACCAAGAAAAAATAATATTAATAAATGCCGAAAAAACAATAACACTAAATATAACTCCATCAGGAAAACTAGAAGAAGAATCAATAGCAAACATATTATTATTGAGTAGGCATAAAAGTCCAAGTTTTGTTGCCCAAAATAATTTAGAAATGAAAAAGTACATTTCTATTTATTTTGGAGAACCAATACCAAAAGTACTAAATGGTATTATTACAAATATAGAAAATGATATGATTGAAATAACTACATTACCAGAAAAAGAGTTATTATATATAGATTTTGCTTATTCTGGTATTCCAGAATATTTAAACATTGAAAAAATAATAGTTCGTGAAAAGGTAGATGAAACAAAATTATTAGCTTCACGCGAAGAAAAATTAAAATCGTTAGACTCCGATACTATTAGCGAAGAAAGTTATTTAAATCAAGATGATAAACAAGAATTAGACTATGATTTAAAAGTCTATGATGCAAAATCTGACTTGGAAAATATAATAATAGATACTATTGAATTAGGAGAAGAATTAGATGATTTAGAACATGAAGTAAATGTTTCAGAAGGAGAACAGCGTTATAGTTTAGATAAACAAACAAATGATTATTTAGATAAATTAATAAATGCTTATTTGCCCGAGCAACGCACAGAAGAAGTAATTAATAAAATTCACAATGAAATAAATTATTATATTCAATTACGAACATTATATTCTCATTTTGACGCCAATAATAATCCATCATTAATAGAAGATCGCGGTCAACATTATAAACATTTAAAAGAACAATTATTTAATTTAAATAAAAAATTATATTACATATTACCTGTATTGTCAAATGTTCGCAATTTAATAATAAATGAAACAAGTGATGCGGATACTTTAGAGGACAATGACGCATATAAATATCAGCATTTAGGTGAATTTATAGAAACACTAAATACTATAGCATTAAAATGGGCAAATAATAGTTCAAAGGAAAAAATAAACACTTATAAAGAACATATTAAATCTTTAATTCAATTATTAGATAATTATTCTAATTATAGCGAGCAAAATATAAATGTAAATACACAAATAGAAATGGTAAATTCTATTGTAGATGATTTTTATAATTATAGCATAACTAAAGGTGAATTGTCCAAAAGTCGCTTTGTAATAGATGTATATAGTGAAGGCTTAAATATGTTAGAAACCTATTATGTAAATAATAAAAAATTCAATAAAATAAGTAAATTAGTTCCAAATGATTTTGTAAACATTATAGGTTTTATTACATTGCCTTTGCCATTATTTAATTTTTCTAAAATTAATAGTCCTTATACAAATATATGCGATAGGGCAAACTTGAATCTTAATTTTATAAATTATCATGAACTATTAAATAAAAATACTCTTTATAATAAATATGTTTTAGAAAATTCTAATAAGGATGCTTTTATAAATAGTCACGCAACTATTCATAATAATAGATTGTTACAAACTATTAATAATTTTACTATTGATGAGTCATTAGACCTTCCTTATTTGGAAAAAATGAATTATTTACTTGAATCTTTTATACCTACAAATAGTTCTTTTATTAAAGAATACATCGGCACATATACAGCAAACTCGTTGGAAAATCGCAAATATAATTTGTTAGAGTTTATATATGATTTACAAGCATTAAATATTGATATATATAATTTACATGTAACAGATTATAAAGCTATAAAAAAAATAATTAATTCAAACATTGATTATTATAAGAAAAATTATAAATATGAAGAATCCAATTTTTCAAATTTTATAAGAGCTATTAAAGACGCTGCGAAAAATAGTGAACGCGGAGCAAATATAAATTACTCGTTTAGTCTTTTAACAAAAGAATTAAAAGATGAATTATTTAATTTTTATAAAATTGCCGAAGAAAACTTAAATAATAGCGAAGAATTGTATAGTTATATTGTGAAAATTGATAGTGCAGAATTTTTCATGCAAAGTGTTAATAAAAATATTATGGATTTAATAGTGGGTAATTTGCTTGAAAATTTTATCAAAGCATATGAAAAAGAAAAAGACAAAGACAAAACAAAAGAACAAGATGAAACAAAAGCAGATGCCCAGCAAGTTTCGTCAAAAGACATATTAAAAGGTGAGTTAGATACTATGCAAAATACGTGCGAAAAATATGTATTGTCTAAAAAATATAATACATTACAATCCTTAGAAAATGATAATAATAAACTTATATATTTTGATTCAATATATGATAATACTTTTTATAGCATATTAAATGACTATAAAACAGAAAAGGCAACTATGGACACCAAACAATTCACAGATTTTTTAACTAATAAATTAATGACACTTATGAACTTGACTAAAGTACGAGCATTTCGCGAAGCAAAAGCAATAATAGATGAAAAAAGAGAGATTGTTGATGGCGACTATGCTATATTAGTTGATAAAGGAAGTGCTAAAAATTATGTTTATATAAGAACTAATGATGCGTGGATGTTAGATCCTAAATTTGAAGATAATTTTTATATTGAATCCAATCAAATTTTTTGCGATTCAAATAAAGAATGTATTTCAAAAGATGACAAATGTGTAACACTTGCCGATGCTCAAAAAGCAAATATTAATAAAGAAGTAGATGAAATATTGAAAACTTTTGAGAGCAAATATGATTTAAGTATAGAAGATATTAAAGGTAAAATCAACACTAATTATGAAAATTCAAAAGCCAGAATTCAAGCAATTAATGCTATAAATAAAACAAAACGCGAAACATTAAATAGTTATTTATTAAGTTTAGAAGACCCAATATTAGTGAGGAAAATAAAACAGCGTCTCCATATATAAAGTTGAGAGATGGCATATTAAAAATGAAAGACATAGCATTTAAATATTCTACTATAAAAAAATTCTGTATAAATTTTACACGCGAAGCAATTAAAGATGAGAGTCCATATATTTTATATTGTATTAAAACAGGACAACCATTAATACCACTATTTTTATTGAAATTAGCAAATGCTTTTATTAATAAATTGGATTTTACTAAAGAATTAGATTATATATGTGCTGAACAAGGTACGCTAAGTGATGATAATAATTATTGGGTTGATAAATATAGTGGTTATATTATTAAATCAATAGAATTTAATAGTGATGAAGGCTACGATGAAAAAGGATATAAATTACAAACCCGGGCTCTACTAGAAAATGAATATACTATTAGTCCCGACATTCAAGTTACAGAATTAACTAAATCAAAATCATTGAATCCAACTACGCAAATAATATTAAACATAATAAAGGCAATGAGTTTAATGATAGGTATTAATATAGTACATAATCATGAACTAATTATAAATAATGTACTAACTATTCAAAATTCAAGCATACCAACAAAAAAACAATATGACGAAATTCTTTTAAAATCTACAAAAAAAGAAGGAAAAGTTAAGGCTATGCCGAGTTATGAGGAAACATATAATTCTTCGCTATTATTATTAACACTAACTTTTATAATATATACAATTCAAATAAATATTCCATCATTAACTTCTAAAAAAACATTTCCAGGTTGTATTAAATCATTTAAAGGTTATCCGCTGGATGGAGAGGAAGATAAAACTACTATTGCCTATGTTGCTTGTATAGCAAACAAAATAAAAAGTTCAATTATTCCATGGAATAGTATATTAAAAATGTCCGAGTCCACTATTATAAAAAAAATAGAGGCACTTACAGAACGTTATATTATAACAAGTAAAGATTTAGCAGTCCATTTAAATAAAAAACGTGAATATTTGTTATCGACACAATTAGTTGATGACGCAATACCTGAATATTTATCTATAAATAACTGGCATACATTTAATCCGCCTTTATATGATATAAAAATTTCATCTGAAAATATTAGTTCTATTGATGATGGTTTTAAAACTACATTATATGAAACATTCTCTCGTGGTGAAAAAAATAATATTAAAGAAATAATAGAGTCAAAGGCAATATTTTCAAGTTATTATATTATAGAAAAAATACAAAATGTTGTCAAAAAAAATACTCCACTATTAAAAAACTCAAACGACAATCCATTTTTAGAAAATGCGTGTTGTAATTCAAGCAAAAATACTAGCGAATACTTTATGAGTGAAGATAATTCAATTGAAACAAGTAATAAACAAGTAGCATTTTATAACAATATATTAAATAGCATTGATTTATTGACTTATGCACCGCAGTTATATAATCAAGAAAATACAAAACAAAAAATAATTTCACAAACTACAAGTTTCAGCGAAGAATTAGTATATAAAGCATTTATATATTTTTGTAATTTTGCTAACTTATTACCAATTGATGATGAATTAAAAGGTTTATGTTTGGATAAACCAACACAATTTGATAATAACAAGCAATTAAAAGAAATAATAGAATCTCTCAAAAGTGAGGGCAAAGTTTATAATTTTTCTTCTTTTGTAGAACTAATACATATTATAAGTAAGAAAAATATAATACATATATCAACAAACTATCCTATTATAAATAATATTGAACTGATGCGAGTATTAATAGAAGCCTACACACAAAATAGTTATTATAAATTAGATGATGAACTTATAAGTAAATTGGAAAGTTTATTAGATGATTTTTCTATTGTAAGTAGTGAAAATTTAGAACTTCGCAATTTCAAAAATTACTTGGGAAAATCACTTGTAGGACTTAAGCAAAATATATTACAAATAATAAGTAAACAATCTAATATTAGTAAAAGTGATTTTGCTAAATTCTCTCAAAATTTAGAACTAACTATTGATGTAGAAAATACTAAATTTTATCAAAATTATATTATGAATTTTTTATATATTTTCCCGTCAATTATGTTAAATAAAAATGTAAACTATGGAGCAATTCCAAAACATTGGAAATTATCAGATATTCATAATAAAGATATTTATAACATAATACAAAAATATTATAATAACATTAACAATTTTAACGCAGGACCAGAATTAATAGTGGCTTTTAAAATAATTTCTAAAAAATGCAAAATTTTGCTAGAACTAATGCCGGTATTTTTATATAATAAGTTTCTTGTGAGTGATTATTCTTCATCTAAAACATTAAAAATTAATAGTATATTTGATGAAAAAGTAGTAATATTATTTTATACTTATATATTTTACACTTTATATTATGAATTGTTAACTATTAATGACTCACCTGAG